ACACTCCAGATAAACTGTACCGTCTTCGCAGGTATGTCAAAGAGTTGGCCACGAAAGGTTCCTATGGTCGTTTTTGGTATGAGCGTAGCGGAGAGACAATACTGGCGATTACTGGCGGCAACGTAGACGAAGCAAAAAAACTTGTAAGGGCCATAGCAATCACATCCCCAAGTACGCCAGTTGACACTAACTTTGAGTACGCAATCCAGGCTTACTACCAGTGGAAAAACGGCCAGCCTATTGAGACCGGAAGATTCCCAGAGTCAATGGGCCGCAAGATTACTGACGTTTTTGAAGGCCGCGATTGGTCTGGGCGCAAAACTAACAACTTTGAAAATAACCTGCTGCGATCTATAGATGGATCGCTGGAGCAGGGTGTTACTACTGACCTTTGGATGATGAGAGCATTTGGCTACACGTCTGATGCTGCCACCGACCTTAACTATGACTTCGTAGAAAACGAAACCTACAAGATAGCTGAAGAACTAGGGTGGGAGCCTCAGCAAGTGCAGGCAGCAATCTGGGTTGAAATCAAATCCAGAATGGAATCAAAGCCACTTAAAAAAGAAGTAGACCGTCTTTCTGAAAAGCAGGGCAACTTTAAGTGGGTTGAGGACAGGAAAGGTAAAAAGATTAGAGAGTTTAAAGACCTGGCAGCGGAGCAGGCACATGGACAGTTATGGGTGAAAAAAGCCTTGGCATATGAACCAACAGCACTAGAGCGTGAAGCCGCTAAGTTTGATTACAGGGACGCAACTCTTAACAAGATGGCTCAGATTAGTGTCGAGTCTATACCGTCGACAAAGGCAGGCCACCTATCAGAAATCTTTGATGCCCCTGTAGAGCAGATTATTGAGTACCACCATGCAATGGACAAGGCGTTCCTGGATGACGATGGTTACGATATTGTTGCTAAAGAACTTGGTATGCTCCAGATGGGAGTTTCTCATGGCCTTGGGTCCTGGGAAGGGCGCAATGACCCAGTATCGCAAAATGAGATCGTTGTCCCCAGGCAGTACAGAGTAAAGGAAGACGGTGTAATATCTGAGGATGCTAAGGACCTTATTGCAGCCTACGCAGCAGTCAAGGGAATACTTCTCAAGCAGGACGGCATTGGGTGGCACCGTCCATTCTTTAAGAAATCGCAGAAACGTGCAGATCAGAACGGCATCGATGTGAACATTGGACGACCATTTTCACTTGCAGAAACACAGGCTATATCTGCGGCACTATCCCAGTATGGCCTGGAGCCAATTTCTACGGCCACAGGTGTACGCTTCATTAACTTTAGCGACGACAACAACAGCCCGTACTCTGGATTACAGAACTACGAGAAGAAAAAAGCGGACCTGGACTTCGAAAAAGTTATCAATCAGGCTCTAGAAGGTATACAATTCGAGAATGACGAGGCAGTCACGGCAACGCGATTTGTTTCCGACAATGATTTAATAGAGAACAACTGGCAGGAGAATACTAATGGCGAAGGTTACTTGGAGAACCGCCTCAGCGGACGACCCGATCTACAAAGAAGGGTTACAGACATCATCGCGCAGCTACAGCCGCGAGTACGCGAAGTCGAAAGCGAGTTCAGCGAAAGATACGGGTGGACTCCTAACGCAGCCCTCAACACAGCCTATGATGTCCAACAAAGCCAAGTAGGTAACCCTCCAGAGAGACCGAGCCCTGTACCAAGCGATCAGGGCCCAATACTCACCCAAGACGAAAGAGACATAGATTACACCGATGTAACTAAGTTTCTCCCTCCTACAGTAAACAAAGTAAAAGACCAACTACCTGAAGCCCAGGCTATTGTCGATGGCGTTATCCACATCGGCAAAAAGGGCACCAAGTTTGAGAACGGCATTGGTACCGAAGAAGACCTACTAACTCTCGCAGACCACCTCGACATAGCCGTCAAAATCTATGATGACGCAGAGAAGTACTACGAAGAAAGTGGCGATTCAGGCAGAGTTTCATCTGGCCGTCACCGAGGCGATGCATATAGTAGTGAGGTATGGGTAAAGGGTAAGGAGCTGCGTGGCGAATTGCCTGCCTTCATCACACTGACTCACGAAATCAGCCACGGTATAGAAAACCGTCCAGAAGATCCACTGGCTGACGACAATCTGTATGAAAATAGTCACTCTCATCCTGGAGCAACCAAAAACACAGCCGCTAGATATTATAGAGGTAGCCTGCGTCACAAAATATCTGAGGCTGTTTACGCTGGTTCCTGGTACCAAAGAATAAAACACGGCAAAAAGATTTATAGCAACGCACCAATAAAAAGCCAGGTTGCAAACGATATAACCTATGGCGATGCTGCAAAGATTAAAAACGAAATTGAAAAGCTACAAAGAATGCAGGTTGGCATACCATCTCGACCCGATTTAGGCACTGACAAACTACGTGGTACCCCCGACTCAATAGCGAAAAAAATGTTAGAAAACGAAATAAAAGCTATGGGTCAGCCTCCGAGAGAAATAGATGCACGCGAAATTAGGATAGCAAGGAAGGTGTACAAAAAGGACATAGAAAAAGTAATGCGCCCTTATAGGCAATACATCAGAGAAGACGCTGAGTTTGCTGTAGACCCCGTTATCCTTTATTTAATGGACCCTAAAACCATGAAGCGCGTAGCTCCGGTTACCTCGAAATACATACGCGACCATTTTAATAAATCTACCTTACCTGTGAAATTCCACGCCAACCCAATGGCTGTAATCCTGTCGATCCTGATGGCAGGGGCACTAATGAAAGGCGAAGAGGAAGAGGAAGAGAAAATGGCACCTGGTGTCCTTAGCCCACAACCCGCACTTCTTAGTGCATAGGAGAACCCGTGAAAGAGAGAGCAACTGATGTGGTAGCCCTGCTGCCGCAAATCGAAATGGTGAAGAACAGTAAGCTACTGTCGGAAGAGCAAAAAGCTGTTTTACTTAGCGATATGACAACGAGCCTACCTCCAGAAATGTTGTGTAGCGGCTTTATGTCTACAAGGAAAATTGTCGAAGAAATAATTGCCAGAGAGGTAGCTAATGTCCAGCCCAAGAAAGCAGAGAAAAAAGTCGCCACCAAAGCCCCTCAAAAGGCCACAAAACGCGCCAAAAAATAATTACTTTGCGACCCTAATGTCTACACCGGAGGGTAGGGCTCTCAGAAAACAATGGTCGACCAAGCCCAGAAAAAACCCTGGCAGACCAAAAGGTGTTCCTGACGGTCACACTGCTGAGACAATCAAACCTATTCGTGAACAAGCTAAAAAAGACGCTAAAAAGGTAGTAAAAATTATGTCAGAAAAATTCAACATTGAAGACGAATATCAGAAGGAAGCCCTTAGAACCGCAGTTGAAGTTATGCGGATCGATGGACAGACCAGAGAGCGTCTTGCAGCAGCACGCCTGGTACTTGATTTCACCAAGAGCAAACCTGCGTCAAAGTCGGATGTTTCTATCCATAAAGCTGAAGACTTTTTAGCTTCATTGTTAGTCGAGGATGAGCAAACCGATGAACAAGCAATTGAAGGAAGTGCGGAAGAAGTTACTAAATAATTTCGAGTTTTACAGTAAGTCAGCCCTCAAGATAAGAACAAAAGCAGGCAAGATCACCCCCCTCAAGTTAAACCCAGCCCAGCAGATTCTGAACGCTGCGGTTGAGGACCAGATGGCCACCGAAGGCAAAGTCAGAGTCATCATTCTAAAAGCAAGACAGCAAGGTCTATCTACTTACACTGGCGGCTATCTGTACTACTCAGTAAGCCAACGCCAGGCCTGCAAGGGTATGGTAATTACTCACCATGCCGACAGTACCAGGGCTCTCTTTGATATGACCAAGAGATTCCATGAGCACTGCCCAGATATCCTGAAGCCCCACACAAAGTACTCCAGTAGACGGGAGATGAATTTCGATGTTCTTGACTCTAGTTTCGTGGTGGCAACAGCGGGTGGTGAAAGCATTGGTCGCGGTGAAACACTTACTCACGTCCATGCTTCAGAACTCGCCTTCTGGCAAAAGAGTACTGCCCTGGATAACTGGAATGGTCTTACGCAAGCAGTACCTAATACAAAAGGTACGGCTATTTTTGTTGAGTCTACCGCTAATGGCGTCAACGGCATTTTCTATGACCTATGGCGCGGTGCGGTTGATGGCACTAATGGCTACGTTCCTGTTTTTATTCCTTGGTTCGTTGACCCTGATTATCGTGAACCTACTACTGAGCACTTTGAAAGAACGCCAGAGGAAGAGGAGATAGCCCAAAAGTTTGACCTCGATGATGAGCAGCTAATGTTCAGGCGTAAAAAGATTGCTCAGAATGGCATCGATCTTTTTCGACAAGAATACCCAAGCGAACCCGACGAGGCATTCCTGACTACAGGTCGCCCAGTGTTTAACCCAGATCAACTCGTTAAAAACTTAGAGACCACTAGGGACCTTGAGTCACGAATGGCTCTAGAGAACAACGAGTGGAACCCTAATCACCGTGGCGAATTGTTTACCTGGCGTCCTCACGTCGAAGGTGAACAGTATTGTATCGGTGCCGACTGTTCCATGGGTGTACGTGGCGGTGACTACTCTGTTGCTCAGGTGCTGGATTCTAAGAAAAGACAGGTGGCCACATTTAGAGCCCATGTTCACCCAGATTACTTTGCTGAAGTTTTATACAACTTAGGTATGTACTACAACGAAGCATTGATCTGTGTCGAGAACAACAGCCACGGCATTCTCACTTGTACACGCCTGGGTAAAGACATGGCCTATCCAAATTTTTACACAGAGATTCAACACGACAAAGTGACTGATCGTGAAACGGTGAAACTAGGTTTCTCTACTACGGCGAAAACAAAGCCCCTGGTTATAGACCAGCTGCGAGCATCCATGCGTGATGGTGAGTTAGAACTTAACGACAAAGTCACGATTAGAGAAATGCTGACCTACATAGTTACTGAATCTGGAGCCATGCAAGCAGAGAGCGGTTGTTTCGATGACTGCGTGATGAGCCTGGCATTAGCAAATTATGTCCACCAAGGAGCCTGGGAGCCCATTGAGGTTTCTGATTCTTATTACATTGAAATGGTATAAATAATGGCAAAACGTAAAGACTATAAGAAACTGTCGGACACCAACATCGTTACCTTAGTCGATGAGAATGTTGGACTGTCAGTAGGGTACGCAGATTCAGAATTGTCTACTGAACGGGCCAAAGTTGTCGATTACTACAACGGCACACTGCCTAAACCTATACACGATGGTAACTCAAAGTACGTGTCATTAGATTTATATGATGCAGTAGAGAGCCTTAAAGCGGCACTTCTAGAAACATTCTCTAGCGGCAACAAGATAGTAAAGTTTGCGCCACAGAATGCCGATGATGTCGCCAAGGCCAAAGTCTGCACTGAGTACACCGACTACGTTGTCCACCGTCAGAATGATATGTACAAAGTCATGTCCACAGTCATCCATGACGGCCTTATCGCCCGTGCAGGTATTGCTAAAGTTTTCTGGGAAGAAAGCAAACACTTCGACTACGAAGACTTTGAGGATATCACTGAAGGCGAACTGGACATGCTGTTGGCTCAAGATGCCGTTGAGTTAGTCGACAGTACTACCGACGATCTAGGACTCGTGTCGGGCACTATCAGTATCGAAAGTGACACAAGTCAAGTTTGTATTGAGAATATTGCTCCCGAAGAATTTCTTATTGAGACACAAGCTAAGAGCCTGGACTCAGTTAACTTCTGTGCCCACCGAACCAAGAAAACAATCTCTGAACTGCGCGACGAAGGCTACTCAGAAAAACTTTTGTCTAAGATTGGAGAGCATTCAGATGTCGATATGGAGACTGACCCAGAAGTATTGAGTCGATTTGATAATGTAGGTAACCGCAGTTTTAACTCGTCTGGCTACCAGGACCAGGTACGCAACGTCATGGTCTACGAAGCCTACATTATGTTAGATGTTGAGGGGACGGGAGTCGCTGAACTCTATAAAGTAATCAAAGCTGGCAATGTTCTTTTATCTAAAGAAAAAGTCTCCAGAAAACCCTTTATTGCTTTTGTTCCGCTCCCGATCCCTCACGCATTCTATGGCAATAACTACGCTGCCAAAGTTATCCCGACACAGAATGCTCGCACAGTGTTGACCCGGTCAATTTTAGACCACGCGATGATCACAAATAACCCACGTTACACAGTGTTGAAAGGTGGCCTTACTAATCCCAGAGAGTTAATTGATAACCGTGTAGGCGGTATTGTCAATACCACTAGACCGGATGCCATCTCACCGATGCTACAGGCTCCGCTAAACCCCTTCACCTTCCAGACCATTCAGATGCTGGACGAAGACAAAGAAGATACCACTGGCGTTTCTAAGATTAGCCAAGGTTTAAACAAGGACGCAGTCAGCAAACAAAACTCAGCTGCGATGGTCGAGCAATTAGCCACCATGTCCCAGCAGCGACAAAAGATCATTGCGCGGAACTTTGCTAACCAGTTTGTTAAGCCATTGTTTCAAGAAGTGTATCAGTTGGTCTGCGAAAACGAGACACAGGAACGTATTGTCGAGCTATCAGGCGAGTATGTGGCCTGTGATCCTCGTAAGTGGCGCGAGAAGCGCGATGTTGTCACTGAGATGCACCTGGGCTACGGGGAGCAGGACCGCGAGGCACAGAAGTACCTTGCGCTACACAGCCTCCTCTCTGCCGATCCAAACTTAGCAAAAATGTATCAGCCACAGAACCAATACGAACTGATTGCACGCACTATGGATATGACAGGGATCAAGGATGTCAGCGCATTCCTAACAAATCCACAAGAGTTGCCAGAACAGCAGCCAGACCCTGCACAAGAGTTGCAAATGGCAATGATGCAAAAGCAGCTTGAAGTACAGGAGCGTCAGACAGCAGTGGCCGAAATGAAGGCCCAGGTAGATGCCGAAATTAGCAAAATGAAACTTGAGCTAGAAAAAGCCAAGATAGAAAACCAGCACGCCATCCAGTCTGACAATATGGACCTCAAAGAAGAGCAGCTACGCCATAAGAAAGCTATCGACGCTGCCGAGATGGTCCTGGCACAACGTGCGAAAGAAATTACTGCCATTGCATCGCCCAATGGTTAAACCCTAAGTCTTTTAAGGAGAGACTGCATGACCGAAGACGAAGAAAAATTGGTTGTCATGGGAGATCACGCTGAGAACTTTTTACAGAGTGACTCTTTTACCGCAACCGTCAACACACTGGTAGACCAATGCTTCCAAGCGTTTGCTTTTTCTAAACCAGAAGAAGAGCAGCAGCGAACAAGCGCCTACTACCAGTACCAAGCCATCAACGAAATCGTCAACACCATTAAACAACGTGTTGCCGTGCGTGATGAGATCAACAACAGAGCAAGCGACAGCCGCTCAGAAGAGGAATAGACCATGTCATTAATTGATAACGTCAACAATACTTCCGACTCTCCATTGGCATCAGTAGATGATGCCGCAGAAGCTATACTTGGACAATGGGAAGACGCTGATGAAGATCAGCTATCTGAAGATAGTCAAGAGGCTACAGAGGACACTACTGCCGAGACTGAGGTAGAGGAATCTGAAGAAACTGAAGATGAAACTGAAGACGAAGAATCTGATGAGGAAACTGAGGACCCTGACGAAGACAGCGAAACTGAAACTGAGGAGGAGACCGAAGAGTCTGACGACGAAGAGACTGAAGAAGAAGTAGAAGTCGAATTGTCTGATGACACCCTGGTTGAAATTCAGGTAGACGGTGAAGCTAAACAGGCATCCATAAAGGACCTTAAAAGACTTTACGGTCAAGAAGCATCTTTAACACGTAAGTCTCAAGAAGCTGCATCACAACGTAAGTTAGCCGATGAGCAGCTGCAAAAAGCCGATGCGTCGTTACAAGCAATGCTTAGTCGAGCCCAGGAACGGTACAAGCCGTATTCTGAGGTAGACATGTTGGTTGCCAGTAAGCAAATGGATGCTGATTCATTCGCTGCACTGAGAGCCGAAGCAAAGCAGGCCGAAGACGATCTTAAATTCTTATCCGAAGAAGCCGACCAATTCTATTCGTTCGTTAAACAGCAACAGGCAGAAGCTAAACAAGCCGAAGCTAAAGAGTGCATAAAGGTCCTACAGAGAGAAATCCCTGAGTGGAACAATGACCTCTATAACGACATACGAAGCTATGCAATTGGCCAGGGATTACCTGAAGAGGCAGTCAATCAATACTCCGATCCTAACGTGATCATGTTGCTTAACAAAGCGCGAATGTTTGACCAAACCAAGAAGGTAGCTACTGTGAAAAAGGCAAAAGCGGCTAAGAAGATATTAAGGTCGAAAAAGGCACCCCCCACTAAAGCTGACATAAAAGCCCAACGTCAAAAGAAGACCATGGACAAGCTGAAACGGGGTGGTAATGACCTAGATGATATTGCAGATGCGATTATGGCTGGCTGGGAATGATGCTCTATTTTAATTTTCTCATTTTCAAAAGGTAATAAACCATGTCTACATTAGTATCATATGCGACTGTTGGATTGGCGGAAGACGTTAGCAACACCATCGCAAATATCTCGCCAACTAGCACACCATTCACCTCTTCTATTAAGTCTGAGAAAGTCTCTGCTCGTACATTCGAGTGGTTAGAAGACTCCATCAGGAGTGCAGGCGTAAATGCACTCGTCGAGGGAGCAGACGCCTCAACAACAGCCATAGGGCAGCCTACTACTCGCAGTAACACCACTCAGATCATTGGTGAAGCATTCAAAGTTGCTGCAACTGTTGACGCTGTTCAGACTCATGGCCGTGCAAAAGAAACTGCATACGCACTAGCCAAAACTCTGAAGGCCATCAAGCTCGACCAAGAGCGAGCCTATGTTGGTGTCGACCAGGCAGCTGTAACTGGCAGTGCATCTACTGCTCGTAAAATGGCCTCTGCCTCTCAGCAGATTTCTACATCTGTAGATGCGGGTGCGAATGCAACTGATGCTCTTACTGAAGCGAAAGTTTTGGAATTGCACCAGACTTGCTACACCAACGGTTCTGATCCATCCATTCTGATGGTGAAACCTGCCGACAGTTCAATCATTGCTGGTTTTGCTACAGCAGCGAACCGTCAGCGTGACTTCTCGCAAGATAAGACACTGACAAACGCGATTGAAGTACTGGTGACTCCCTTCGGAACTCTGAAGGTTCAGATCAACAGAAATCTTCTTTCAACGCACGCGTTCATGTATGACCCAAGCATGTTTAAGCAGTGTGTACTACGTCCATACACTCGCACTTTGCTTGCTAAAAATGGCGATGCCGACACTCACTTTGTTGTCGGTGAAGTAAGCCTGAAGCATTCAAACTTCAGCGATAGTGGAATGATTACTGGTCTTTCTTGATCAGTAGTTAACTAATTGCGGCCAGAGTTATTACTACCAGGTTTCCGCTCTCCTTACTGGGAGTGGTGACTCTGGTCGCACTTTTATTTTTCAAAGGAAGCAAAATGTCAGACCAAATTATTCACGATGTCCAGAACAAAGTGTTACGGGACAACGACCACGAAAACTTTAATATTGAAACCTCACAGTACATCTCTCCGCAATTCCTGGACCAACTAAAGCAGCAACGCGACAACTCCCTCGGCCAATCTGAAGGTGAGTATATGTCTGTCGCCAGGGTCCCTGTAGCGGTCCATGAGCAATGGCTGCGAGAAGGTTTCGACATGATGCAGGAACCTGCACACACAATAGTCGCC